TAGTCTCAAGGAATTCAACAAGTTGAGTTGCAACTTGAGACCAAGTAATTTGATCATTTTGTTCAAAAATGAAGAAACGACAGAAATCTTCAAACGCTCTCTTGATATATAGTACAAGTCGTACAATGTTTAGATCTTGAAGAGCACTTGCTTTTGCTTGAGATGTTAACTGACCCCAAACAACATATCCTGGGTTAAACTTCACAATTGGATTTAATTGTTTTAGATAGAGATGATCTCTTTCTCCAAGTTTTGGATTAAATCTCATCTCTTTAATAGTATCAATTGCACCTCTTTGGAATCCAGCTGCCGCAAACCAAATTTCTGCAACACTATCATTGCGTGGTAAAATATAAGACATATGATAAACAGGTGAAAACCATACATCTTGACCTGTAAATGAGTCATATACTTTATTATATGATTCATATAAAGCAACAAAGTAATTATTAAATACATTTGTACTAAGTCTTGTAGCCAATGCGGTTTTAACATCTGCATTATCACCGTTATCTAAAATACCAACACAATCACGTCTTGTTTGACATAAAGTGCTAATAGCGGTTTTAACATCTGCAGGATAACCACAATCAAATACCATTGAGAAGTAAACATTTTCAGTATCAAGTACGTCATCATCAATATCACCAGCATAAGCAGCAGCTAATAATGCTGTAGCTTCTCCAGTATCAAGAGATCCATCATCTTGTAACAGCTCTCCATCACTGCCTTTTCTCAAAGGTTTTGGTTCATCTGATACAAATGCTTGAGCAACAGAACCATATGATTTTCTGATTCTATATTCAATTGCAGAATTATAGCCATAACCAGTAGTTGTTCCATTCCAAGATTGAGTTGTTAAAGCTCTATCTGAATATACAGCGATAGTTTCATCGTCTGTTCCAGTTGTAGCTCCCAACCAACCCCAAAGTTCATTTCCTCTAGCATCTTTTGCAACAACAACATAATCATAATCACCACCAGTTGCCCAGTCAGAAAAATCCTGTTTAATATCTGTAATATCTGCAGAACCAGCTGTTAAGGTAACTGATGTAGTACCTATTTCTTTGTCATAAACACGAATATTAATATTATACCCTGCTGATAATGTTTCTAAACTTTCACTAAAATACATCTCTGCTTTCAAAACTGAAGAATATAAATCAAGTATATCTACAATCCAAATTGAACTCCCAGCATTATCCCTTGCTTTTGGATTAAATGAAACTTCAAATGATTCGATAATTATATCTTCACCATCTGACTGCTTCTCATACACATCTAAAACATATGTATCCCAAAGCGTTGGATTTGAAACCTCTGTGAGTCTGACACTAATACCATTATACCATTGGCCCCTTCCGATTGGTCGTAAGAAACAAATTGGATAGCTAGTTCCATCTTGTTGTAGATAGGTTGCAAATCCAGCTTTTGTACTAATTCCTTCAATATAAGTAATTTCCATTGAAGCTGTTTCATCTGTTGGTGCTAAAACTGCATCAACTCTAATGTTTGAATAAGCAGCATCATCAGAAAGGCATCTCATGAAATATAAAGAACCTGCTTCTCCTAAGTAATTGTATGAGCAATATGGTCCCTGTCCATAATTTTTCCCATACGTTGAAATATTTGGTTCACCAAACTCTGAAATGAAGTCCGCTCTAGATCCGATAAATCTAAGAACGTTATCTTCACCTTTTTCTGTAAGAGCGGCGATAAAACCAATTGTTGAAGGGACAGCTTGAATAAACTGTGAAAGGTCTATAATCTTGGTATAGACTCCTGGTGAAACATTAGACATTAGCGTATCCTCCTATTATTTTCCTATTTTTAATTTCTAATTTTTTTGCTTTTCTCTATTTAAAAAAATCTATTTACACAAACTCATTATCAGTAACTTCTCTATTTTCTCTAAAGATACGCTTTCTAAAATCCTAAAATCTATTTTTTATAATCCTTTTATAACATAAATTATTATACATATAAGAACCAACTATATATAAGTCTTCGATCAGAAGTTTTAACAATAGATGGATAGGTAACTCTAGCAAATAAAGTAAATTGGCCAGAATACTGACCAGCAGAAGATGAAGCAGTATACAACCCCGCTTCACTTAACTGGTAGCCATTTGCATCGTCAACTCCAACCGTTGTAGAAATTTTTAATACTAACCATTTATCATCATTTAAAGCATCTTGTTCAAATTCAATTGTGTCAAATGGTATTTTATAATATCCTATTTCTGGGTGATCTACATCTATAACATGATGGTCAGCCGCTGATGAATCTGTTGCATTTATCATCACCAATGATGATAACTCAGTATCTGTTAATACTGGAGGTTGTGGACTCAATGGATCTCCTAAAATAACACCTCCATTTCCCAATCCAAACCAGGTTATAAACTCGTCTTTATCTGAAGTAACAAAACTATTATTTTGATTTAATATTCTTTGAGCTACCCACTCTCTCCCCTGATATAATATTAAATTATGACGTCCAACAAGTTGTTTTGTACCATCAGGTTGAACATCGTATATCTCTACATAACCCTCTGGACTGTTTCTCTTCTTACTTCGAGCATTTACAGAATCATCAAGAGTTTTACCATAATCATCTACAATTTTAAACTCAGTTGTCTTTACTTTCTTTTCCATATTATTATTGTCCTTTGGTTATGATGGCATTCTTTATATTTTGTTCTAGATTACTACCAAAGTCAGTACTTCTTCCAACGAAATAAAAGGGGTGTGATCAGTGTAAAGCTTTATTTGTTCACACAAAAAATCACACCCCTTATTACCCTACATGTTTTTGTTCTTATTTTATTCTAAACGAGTACCACATGCGGGACAAAATGTAAAAGATGATCTAGATTTTTTCCCACATGAAGAGCACACGAGTCTAGTTTTAACAGTAACAGGTTGCTCAACTTGTCCACCAAAATCAGCATATCCTTTTAGATTAATAATAATAACTTGAGCTTGATCAAGTTCACCAACAGAACCATATCTAAATGATTGATGGCAGTCAGATCCTTTAACAGTAATTCCTTCATCATCTAGTGGTTGACCAAGAGATTCAACGCCAAGAGAATCCATTTGAACATTGCTAAAACATGCTCTAATTTCTCCCTCACCCGCGTTATTGCTTGCTTTTACATTTGCTTCCATTGATGAAGTATATGTTGCTGAATTGAGACCACCAGAACTATCACCTGATGAACCGTCTAATGATCCAATCTTGTCACCAGTCCATTGTGGCCACCAAGGATAATAATCATAATGATGGTAATGATGGTCATGTCGTTCCGTTATAATTTGTCTTCTTTCAGGTTTTGATTTTTCAAATGCAAACTCAACTCTAATCATACCATCATCAATTTTATCACCTCGATAATCTTGAATCTCTTTAGTCTTTTGAATAAACTTGAATTTACTTCTGGCAACGGTTCCACTTAAAAATCCTTCAATTTCTGTACTAGAATTTGGTTCGAGAATTAACGAACTATAATCAAGAACGTCTTGATCATCAATGTGAATTTTAATAGAGGCTTTTCTTGAATTGAGATTTTTTAGAAGAATTGAATACTCATTTCCAAATGGTAGGTAAACAGAACCGTTCTTTACACGAAGAATTTTTCCTTTTGATTTAACTTCTACTACAAAATAGTCTTTATATGTCATGGTCTTATCTCCTTTTTACAGGTCACAGACTAAGACCTCAATTTTTTTAGTTTAAAGTCTGTTAGTATTACCATGTAGGGTTTCATTATATATGTTCTAATTAATTTAGATGACTACTTATGTTTAGTTTAAATTACTATATATATTAATAAGTGATAAGAATTAATGTATTTTTTATTAATGTTAAAAACAGGGAGGATTTATAATGCACAATGCACATTTTATAAACATAAAAGATGTATTCATGGATGGAGATAAAATACCACGACAATTAATGTGCCCCATAATCGAGAATACGACTATGGGCGAATTAATACCCTTCATAGATACACTTGAAGGAAAGTTTAATGGTCGACAACTCAGGTTTAAAAAACCTTATGTAGTTGTTGAAGATCCTATTAAATCCACATATACCTTGTGGGTTGAAAATCTCGGATAATAAGTTAAAGGGGGTAATTATGCCATTATTTCCACAAATCCAAAATAATTTTCCAATATGTAAAGAATGTAATGGACCAATAATCGACTCGGGGTGTTGTTGTGGTTTACCAGATGAAGATTCCAAAAGTTTTTCAAGAAATCCATATATAAATCATTGTTGGAATTGTAAGGGATCCATAGATTCTAGAAATTGTGTGAGATCTTCGATTCCCGGTATGGGATACCATTGTAATTTATGTGGAAAAGATCTTACGGAATTGAAGCAAGGGAAAGGTATCTAAATAATGAAAAACAAACTGCTGCCAAAACGAGGAACAAAAGAATGGGAAGACATGGTTGATTTTATGCGAGCAGATTTAGAAACCGATATGGGATATTCTAAAATTGAAATGATTGCTCGCAGTCTTTTTAAAAACCAGGGAAGAGATTTTGATAAGGAATTTGAAAAATGGAAAAAATAGAACATAATATCTTAATTGAATATTGCGATAAATGTGCCCTGGAAAATTCATATCCGATGGAAAGAAAGAAACAGAAAGGAGCATGTAAATTATGTGGCAGGTTAGGGTTTGTTAATCAGATACAACAAAGTTCAATTGTTGATTTTGACGGATTCAATGGAGAAACGTGGGAAGGAGGCGGGTATACTATTGATCAATTAGTTCCATTTCCGCCTAATCAATTAAAAGATACAATACATCCAACGCTGTCTCACAGACTTCTAACTGAAAAAATTGATTTATTCTTTGACAAGGATATCTTAATTATAGCAAATCCGAAAACTGGTCAACAAATTCGGATTAGATTCTAAAACTGGGGTCAGTTTCAGAGTTGGGGCAGATGCCGTTCCACCTGGAGAAGCTCACCCCAAGCCGTGGTAGCTTAAGTTAAAGCGTGCCTTGAAGGGTAAGACTGCAGGTGTCAAATCCTGTTCACGGCAACATTAAAGAAGAATGGGGGACTGATTGTAGGGTGTTCCTGGGGCGAGTTAACCTGGGACCCGGTCCAGTTGGTGAGTAACTCACCCCATTCTTTTTTTTGTCTAGCATATTTTAGATGCTAATTTTCCAGTAGAACATTCAGTACCAGTTTTATGTCCATATTTATAGTGACATTTCTTACAACATGACCAGGCAAAATCTAGATCAAGAACAAATAGAGGTTCTAATTTTTGTGGTCTTTCGTGGTGGACAATTGTAGCTGGTCCTTCACAATATTGACATTGATGGTTATCTCGTTCTAGAACAAACTGTCTAAAAGTTTTATATTCTTCTTGAGTATATGGATTAGAAGTTTCTTTTAAAGGATCGCTTTTTAAATTATATAATGGACAATCTTCTTTACATTTATTTGAACAGTAGAAATAACACCCACCTTGTCCGTAATCTTTTTCAAGTTGTCTGATTCTTTCATATAACTGACTATTTGTTGGTGTAAACCATCCACCTTTTTCTTTTGAGTTAAGACATTCATGATTTTTACAATGAACTTGAATTTCCCCAGTATTTTTATCTATTTTAGTCTCTTCAATTTTACAAAAGAAAGAATGATTTTGTAACCATTTATCCTTAGCTTCAATTGACTGCAAATAGTGCTTAACACCATGCTTCTGAAAACAAGTTTGTCTTTTTTTCTCTTTAACTTTTTTTAATTGATTTGTTGAATTAACTCCATATCGTTTTAAACATGTTTGTTTTCGTTTATCTTTAACTTTTTTCGATTTATTTGGATATTCAAATCCATATTTTTTTAAGTTGGTTTGTTTTATCTTTTCTTTGATTTCTTCCACTTTAAATGGGTTATCAACTCCATAATTTTTTAGATAAATCTTTTTCTTCTTCTTTTTAACTTCCTCTAATTGATTTGGATTTTCAGCTCCGTATCGTTTTAAACATGTTTGTTTTCGTTTCTCTTTAATACCTAGACAAGAGAGGTAATGTTTACTACAACACCACTTACCATTCTTAAACTGATATTTGGCCTCTTGACCACAACCATACTCACAGATTCTAAAGTTCTTTTCCATAATATTTACCACCAAACATAAAACTTCCTTCGATAATAGTAATTGGAGTTAAATTAAAAAAACCTGTTGCCGGCAGGTGTTCTACAATTGCAAAACCATTTTGCCAAAAATTGGGCGCATTCTTTTTATAATCTGGTTTAATATTACAAAGACATCCGAGTGCAGTTGCAGTATGATATCCTTTACGATCTATAGGTGAAACTTTTGCATACATTTGCGGATTATGCACATGTCCATAAACAACATTGCCCTCAAAAGCTTCAAGTGTCTTTGCTGCATGATATTTATTCCAGTAGAAACCATGGATCACTGAGAGCTTGCCAAGTTTATAGATTCCATTAAAAGGTATAATTTTATATCCTCGTTCTGTCAGATTCAAATTTCGATCTATATCTATTAAATTTTCTAACTCTGGATGTTCTTCAACATACCAATTAACTCGTTCTTCATGATTTCCTATCATAAAAGTTTTTTTGGTATTCTTCGTAGTTAGATTTTCATGAATTTGTAAAATGTCTTTATCAAAATTTTCATAGTCTTTTAATAACCTTTGACCCTCTTTCAGTAACGGTTTTTTCTTATTCCATGAAGATATACAATCTAAAGACATCTGATCACCCATATAAACAAGTTCGTTTGGACAATAATCAAAAATAAATTGATTCAATGCTTCCATAACTCTATCATCAATATGCGGATGATGTATATCGGGGAGTAAAACGGTTTTTTGTATCTCAAATAAATCTCCTTCTTCAGATGTTTTAAATTTACATCTATCAGAAAAAGAACCGGCATATTTACTTACGGTCTTTTCAGAGCAACCAACAATCCTAGCAATTTCTCTATTATTTAAAAGAGAAGTGTTACCTAACTGTATAATTTCTGCTTTAAACTTTGACATTAATTTATAAACCTCCCGCATTACTTGCCTTATAATAAATACAATAGTTTATATTTTGTTCTAAAAATAAAAGTTGATTACTCGCATAATATGT